TGGTATCTTTGGCCATGTAAGTCAAAACTTTCGAGTTACAGATGGCCAGATTCACATTACCTCCGGACTCCTCTTTGATCAGACGTTTGCCGTCCCGAATGTTCCCCCAAATGTCAGCACTTGCTCCAGCATCCCAGCTGGCAGCACTTGACAAAGTAACACGATGAGATGTCGGAATTCCGTAATTAACGGTGATCTGATTTCCGCCTTTGGCCTTATACGAAAAACCATTCTCGAAAAACATCTTGGCAAACATCCACTCAATCCTGCGGTCAGAACGATTTTTCAGATTTGCGAGTTCCCTCGCAAGCCGGGTGGTGGCATCCGTGTACTCTGCAATGGTGCCTTCTTTTCGCAGGTTATTGAGGAATTCCTCATCGAAAGGCATCTTCTCCTTCCAATAAGCGGCTTTCATTTCATGCTGGGCAACTCCGAGCGGTGCATGAATATGAGCCGGTGACCCTGGCGGGATAAAGGGAGTGAGCCCTCTGCCGCCTCTCTGACTTTCCCACTTAACCGTATCCGATGGGGAAATCGAGGAACCGAAAAGATTTTTCAAAAGCAGATCCGGAGGTGTCATAAACGAAGTTATGAACTTCTGGAGCACTTCCAATTTCAGTTCAGGTATGTCACTTGAACCTCTTGACAATTTATATCTACTCTGTGGCATGGAACTTCACCTCCCTTCTATGGAATATTTACGAATTGGCCCCACGTAGTGGCGCCGATCTTGGTTTTGGCAGTGCTATCGAGATTCGTCAGCATACCATCATACAGAATCGCATTGCCAAGGATTAAGGTTGCACCGGCGCCCTGAGCGTGTTCCCCCACACCAGTCTGCACCGATTTCTCCAGAATACCAACGCAGTCAGAAAAATTATTGGCAGCACCAGCCTCGACTAAAACATGACCTCGGCGGGCGGTCGTGAAAGCAGTCCCACCAATATTGGTCGTAGCCGTGATCTTGGCCCGTTGTCTTTCCGTTGTCCGATCAATGGCAGTAATTACCCCCAAATTCTCAGCAGCGGTGGTGTTATCATTAATGATAAGATCATCACCAACTTTGAATTTGTAACTGTCATCCATGGTGACATACACAAAGTTATCCGCACTGCCCGTATTTGTTACCAGATAGGCCCTGCCAGGATCAATGTCAGCCGGGAATGTAGTCGGGTTGTAGGGTAACAACTGATTTTTTCCGCCGTTAGGCCCCGCGGAAATGTTCTTAGCCATGGCCGAACCCATTTCAATCCAACCATATCCAGACTGAATCTGAACAGGCACTCGCCGGGCGGCCATATGATCAGAGTAGTACAACCGTTTATAATCTTTCTGCGTACCTCGTTTCACATAAGGAGTATCTCCTTCTCCCATACTATCCACCTCCTTTTCAATTTAATATATAAATGTAGTTAAAAAGTCTTTCAATTAGGTTTTTGTTTTACACCCCCTTTATTTCTCGGGTGGTTCCTGACCGGCCTTTTTCAGAAGATCGTCTACCGTATCATCGACCAGCTTTTCCTCTGTTTTCTCCGTCGCAGCGGCTTCCTCTGTTTTCTCTGTAAAACCGCCTCCCAGGATCGTATCCGTAACCCCTTTGGATTCCCAGTCTTTGATCTCCGCATCCACAGCTTCTCCGAATTTGGCCTTATCAAAAAGATCATCCGTAACAAACTTGCCGAATTTCACATGCTTTCTCACCTTGTCAAAAAGACGTTCGGCAATTTCGCTCTTGCCTAACTTCTGGGCCCAGATACTGTCCGCCAAAGAGGCTATTTCCTTCTCCGCCCGAATATCATCATTCTTTTCGAGTTTCAAAAGACGTTCCTCTTTGCCTTCCAGCTCCGCTTCCTTCAGCTTCATCTCTTTCTGGTGATCTGCCTGCAATTTCGTAACCTTGTCGGTGTGATCACTGATAAGCCCCTCCGTCAACTGCTTTACCAGATCAGGATACTTTTCTTGCAATTCCTTTGCTGTTTTTGGCACTTCTCCCACCTCCTTTTCAATTTCGTTATCTTCAGTTTGCTCTCGTAATTTAAGTTCTGCTTTTCCCGGAATGACTATCTCCTCCAGTTCGATTTCCATTGCCTCTTTTTTGGAGAATACCGTAGCCTCTGTTTTCTCATCCCAACCAAAGACACAAACAGAAGCTTCTTTGAATATACATTCTCTCCAAATTGTACCAGGCCCTGATAACGTAAGACCGTTTACCTCAGCCTTTGCTCCCCTTTCTATCCGCTCAATCTTCGTCGGCCTGGCATACATACTGGCTTGGTAAGGGAAGCCCTCTTCCGCTGTCGTTTGGAATTTTTTTGATTCCTCAGTGGACACAAACTCAAAAGCATCCGGATCAACCCTTAAATTTCCGTTGATCTTCGGTTTACCCATATGACCGATCTTTTGAGTTGAACAGTGGCCTTCAAGTACAGGGTATCGAGACAAAGGAAATTTAATTCCTGTCAAATCAATACCGAGCCTACCCCAATACCAATGACTCTCTATAAACTTACCACTGTAGATTACCATATCCAGCTTTAACTTATCACCATCTCTGGTAGCAAAAGCATGGCAATCCTCTCCATGATCGACGAGCCTCAATGCTCCTTCTGGTACTTTCACTTTCACTATTGGCATTTTGTCCTCACTATTTTTGAGTTAGGAATTTTTATCCTTTATTCTTAACCATTTAATTAAAAATTCTGGTATCATTAAAATTCCCCATACAATACAAAATGCTATAAAAATTGCTACAGCTTCATTTACTTTCGGGTCATCACTCATTTTATTATAATTATCAAAAATTTTTATCCTACATACTCATGCAACCCCACAAAAAAATCTACTGTGGCATTATCGGTTGCACACTTAGCTTGAATCCACACTTTACAAGTACTTGAAGATATCCGTGGCATTTGAACATCAAACGGGATACCAGCTGATTGCTGTGGATTCGAGGAATCAAATTTAATCATCGTTTCCGAATACTGTCCCGCGGTTATTGCGGCAGCCATTGTTCCGGAACCATACACAATTCTTAGTTTATATACGGTATCTACAGAAACATCAACTATAAGCAGCCGGTGTAAATCAAATTTGACATTACCTGTTATTATTGGCATGTCGCCAGAGCCAATAACTTTCGCCTCGTCATTTGCATCCGCTCCATAAACACCATTACCAGATATTGCTTGAAAAGGAGTTAAGGTATCTGCTCCCCAATCATTTCCCGATTGATCAGCAGATTTACCCAACCATCTTCCTTGGGAATGAAAATGCACCGCAAGTTCATGTACTCGGTAAGCAAGGGAGTTAGATACTCCTAAAAGACCTAATGAGGGCATCCTGTCAATGGCGTTAAGTAAAGCAACTTTTAAGTAAGCCATTAGTCATTCTCCTTATTAGACTTATTAGATTTTGAAGGTTCTCCTTCTGCCTTTTCTTGAATGGACTCAGCATCTATTTGGTAAACAAGTTCAGGATATTTATCATCCTCAGTGGCTTTCTTCAATCTCTCTTTTCCGTAAGCCAGTATACCAAGTCTTTTAGCAGCGGTTCTTTTCGATACACCAAGTGTTTCCGTGACAGGACCGTGCTTCGTACCAAGAAAGCCTTTCGCTCTTGCTTCATAATCTGTTATTTCAGAAACTGGAAAATCTATTTCAATTAAAAATTCAGGTTTACGAGCCCGCTTTTTAAAAATTGGTTCCTGTTTGCTGTCCCACCCAACCGCTTCTTTGATCTTAAAAGTCTTCGGAAAAGTAGTTAGCATGGATCTCAGGAAAAAGATACTTCCCCAAAAGTCATGTCTATAAAAACGCTCAAAATAGGCTATCTCATCAGAATTTCGGTCGCTCATCGGTCCTCTGGAAGCTTTAACCGATGCAAAAGTGCCTTTCGCAGTACCTGTAGAAACATCCGCAGGTTCATTCAAACCACTAATAAACATTTCTTTTACGTCTGAATCTTGATTAGAAATGGAAGATAATTGAGGATTTCTAACTTCTAAGTCCATCCCAGGCGGTAAAACAAGTGTGCCTCCTGGTGTTTTTTTCTGGAATATGCCAGTTTTCCGTTTATCCTCGTCAGAAAGGGACAACCAAATCTTAAAACTGCGGGCATCAGTGATTTTTATCACCCATAAATAAGCCCCTGCGGACTTTTTATGATCTATTTCGTACTTTTTGAGGTTCTCATAGTGATTTAACCACTCTAAAGTGGTCCGGAGGTAGGATATCGCTCTTTTCGTTATCAAGCCTCGATTCCAATGAAGCATAAAACGAAAGTAACCTTTAAAAGGCTTGTACTTGTGTTTTCGACTCTTTACTTTACTCCCTTGATAACGTGGGTTAAAATCCGAGTGCTTTTTCGCCTCTACAAGCAACTCAGGATATCGTGCAATGTTTATGCTCGGTATTTGCTCGTAAAACCTGGGAGTATCAACTAAATTGTAACCTGATAAATCTCCCGTTCTTCTGGATATATTATAAAAGAGGGGAAAGGAGGTCTTGGTAGGATGAAATATAATTCCTGTATTGTTATCCCCTCCATCACCAATCACAGAGGGGTCATAAAAATCGATTTCTATAAAGCCATCGGTATGGGCTGATAAACAAAGGAACAATTCCCCTTCTACTAAAGCCCTGCCGACATACTTCGACAAATTATCGTAAAGTTTATTTCGTGGGTCAAAGTAAATCTCCTCGATAACGTCATCAATCTCAACGATTTCACATGAGGTCTCAAACCCCATCCCGGTGATTCGACCTTGAGTTCCCCTG